ATGAAACAACTAACTCTTTCTCAAGCACTTGAAGGCTATGTTCTGTTTGCAGAACCAAAGCTTTCTCCCCACACACTCCAGGATTACTTCAACACTTTCCGCAAGTTTCAGAGCTTTCTTGGGGAAGATCTTCTGATCAATGACATAAATGTCGAACATATTGCCGGCTTCATCAGCCAGTACCAGCATCTCAAGAAAAAGACCCTGCGAAACTACCACACGGGTTTGTCAGCTCTCTGGACCTGGGCATTCCAACAAAATCTGGTAGACGAGAAGGTTCCCCAAACCTACCAGCCCCCCAAGCCAGATGAAATCGCCATCGTGCCTTACACTGAAACAGATATCAAAGCCATGCTGGCCAGTTGCCAAAAAAGGAAGCCATACCTGCTACCTGGGCAGCGTGAAACGGCAACTGACTTTCCAGAAGGACCACGTCTGAAAACAAGCCTGCTTCTGCTTCTTGATACTGGGATCCGCGCTAGTGAATATTGTGGACTCAAAATCAAAGATGTGGATCTGCGCAATCGAAACATCATGGTCATGGGGAAAGGGCGCAAAGAACGCCAGATCCCGATCTCTAGCAGGACCGCGCAAGCCCTCTGGTCCTACTTCTCAACCCGACCAGACATGCTGATCAATTCACCCGCCTTTGCCACGGTAAATGACACTCATATCAATCGTGACAACTTCCTGAAGTCGATCTATCGCCTGGGTGAGCGGGCTGGTGTCCAGGACCCCACCATACATCGTTTCAGACACACCTTTGCTATTAATTTCTTACGCAATGGTGGAGATATCTACACTTTGCAAAGAATCCTTGGACATTCCACCCTGGACATGGTCAAGCGTTACCTGTCAATTGCCCAGGTGGATATCCAGGCAGCTCATCGCCGCGCCAGTCCGGTTACCAATTGGGGATTATGATTTTCCCTGAGTTTCGCTCTCAGCAGGGGCATCTTCCAGGTGCCCCTTAATCACCCAACCCTGTGGTTGAGTGAGCATAGCCCAGTCGCCATTCATTTTTGCTACAACGACCTCTTGGCCTCTCCATAGTTGCCCAACTCGGGTGCTTGTTGAGTTTGGGCTCGTGAATACTGCTGCAACCTGGCTTTTGCAAACCATAATTTTGTTCTTTTTACTCATTTAATCTCCATTATTTTGGTCTCCCATACGCTGAAATGTGGAAAATACGAAGCTGTTCATTCTACCAACCTTGTTACATCCGCACTAACAATCAGCGTTCCACTCGTAAGCGTGCTCACCTCGTTGGCTTCAATCAGCTGAATATCGTACACATATGTTCCAGGTAACAGATCATCTGTCACGTCTTCTTTTAGCATAATCATTACATCGCCTGCAGCTTCATCTGTAATCGTGAGTGAACCGTCACCTCCAGTTGGATAAGCCGCTCCATTCAGTCGGAGCAGGCCGTCAGATAAACCATCGGCGTTCTTGCGAATACGTATGATAGCATTGTCGTCCGATTGGTTGGTACTGTGCTTGACCGTGAAGTCCAGAGTCACATAAGCCGCAAGCGAACCGAGACCCGCAACATCAGCAATGAATGTATCACCACGCAGTACCGTTATCTTTGAACCTATTACCGTTGGTGTAATCGTAATAGAACTGGCATCCATCAAGTCTGTCTTGGATTTGATACTGTCAATCTTATCATCCAGAGCGGCCAATTCTTCACTTGTGGCAATACCCGTAGGATCCACCGTGGCGGAGGCATCAACCCTATTTGGAACCGAGAATGCCAATTGGTCTGTTTTTGCTTTGATTTCATCCACATTCGCGTCAACCACCGCAAGGTCTGCTGAAGTCGCCAGTCCAGTAGGGTCAATGGTCGCACTTGCATCCACCTTGTTTAGTGTGGTGAAAGTGAGCTGATCGGTTTTGGTTTTAATAGCTCCAATACCAGCATTATCCGGCGCGGTGTAGTTAGCCGCCAACAATGGCGTGGTAGGGATAGCGTTTACACTTTCCTGCGTTGCTAATCCGCTTACATCCGCTCTATACTGAGCGGGATTATTCAAATCTGCTTGAATGGCGGACAATTGTGCATCATATTCATTAGCAGGTGCAAGTCCTGAAACATCAGCCTTATAAGCCGCTGCAGCATCTGAATGAGCTAAAGTGCCTGTCACATTCAACTTGTCTAAATAACCCGCTCTTGTGGCAGTAAGGCGTGTTTCGATTTCGTCCACATAGGCTTTGAGCGTTACTAAGGTTTCAGTTGTCCAACCTGCGCCCTTGATTGCGGTTAATGTTGCTTCGAGTGCTAATCCTGAAACATCGGCTTTATATTGAGCAGGGTTATCTAAGTCTGTTTGCACCACATCCAACTGATCTGATAGCGTTTCGAGCGTGTCCGAGTCAGCCCCCACCCGTGCCACCTGCGTTGCGCCTGTGTCTGCCGACTTGAGCGGGAAGGCGGTGCTCTCGTCAAACTTGCTTGCGGTGATTGCATCATCGGCAAGCGTTACGCCGTTGTCTAACTTTTCCGTGCCAGCCCTGTCAATGACCCACATGGCAGGAATGTCCTGCGCGTCTACCGTGTCTGTGGCTGTGTGAAAAACCGCTACATATTCAGCAGCGGCATCCACCGTGCCACTCGCAAGCAAATAGCGGTACAGACCGTCACCGATTTCCGTGCAAGCACCATCGGTCACAACCTCTGTTTTCGTGCCGTCACGAATGACCTCGTAGACCGTGATAGTGACAGTCAAGCCTGTTTTGTTTACGCCCCCTTCGGTGTAATGGGCGTAATAGATAACTGAATTACCGCTATTTTCGTGCATTTAGCACCTCCTAAAGCGCGTCTATTTCTGCCAGTTTTGCCTGATAAGCATCCGTCAAACTCTGGATTTCCGTTTCTGCTGTCGTGACCGCCCCATCTCGTTCTGCCTGCGCCTTGCGGATTGCAGACTGCAAGGTTGCCGCTTCCGTTTCGAGCCTGCTGCGTTTCAGAAACGCCTCGAACAGAACGGGGTCGGCATCGAATGCCGCTACGATTGCATCGATTACTACGTTTGTGATTTCAGTTGAAGCCCTAATTTTTATTCCTCCGAATAGTTGATTGATTAAAGTGCCGCCATTGCGGTTGTAAGGTCTGATATGTTTTGTGCGGTAAGGGCGGCGTTGTATATTGCCATTGCATATAAATTAACAGCCGTGCCGTCAGAATATGTCTGCCCAATTTTTGTAGCAGTCATTGTTCCTGTTTTACTTGTGTCTAAATCATCAGTAAAAGAGCCATTCATATAAGCCTTATAACCTGCAATCGCACCTATCAGGTCACCGCCTCCACCAGTATTTGTTTGATAGTTTGCACTACCCCAGAAACACAGGTTATTTGTAAGTACATAGTATCTCAGGTTTGTTCCTGCTAAGAAGATGGCTCGACCATATATACCAAGTGTTGGTCTCCAATATCTGATAATGACGCTGGTACTTAATGGCGATAAACCAGTTAGTCCTATGTCAAAGCCTTCCGAAGTATTATCAAACTCCCACCCGCTATCAGAACTCCAGCCAGGTGCGACCACTTCTGTTGCATCATAAGTCGCATTGCCAGTTAGATTCACTAATGATGCTGCATAACTCGCCGCCCCCTTCGGCTGGTACGCCGCAACGCAACTCGTCAGCGTGCCGTTCAAGTCCCACCAACCGCCTGAACTTACAGCCGCCCTCTTTACGCTTCTGCCGAGCGCACCTTGTATGCCGTAGCGTGAGCCTAATGCTGTGATAGGGGTCATGCTTTCCTCCGATAACCAACTATGCGGTACACTTTGTTTTGATATTTACTGAGGTTAATCAGCGTGCCAGTTTCAGGGTCAACCGCCCACCAACTACCATCACGTTCACCAACAATAAGTACCCAATGCTGGTTGAGTTCGCCCCCTGCGTAGAAGTCAACAAGCCCAAGAACGGGTCGCTTGCTATTCAAGATTTTCCGTGCCTGTGCTTCCCAACCTAAACCGTTCCAGTACCACGTGTAGTCGGTCAATTCTCGTTGGATTTCAGGATATAGCACGCCCGGATATTTCCAGTACATGTTGTTGGTGTGAATTGTCTTTCCGTCTTTTTTATAAGACTCGTACCCACCTTCTGTACTTAGCCGTTTGTTATATCGTTTGGGGTCTATATCAATGCCGAGATAGTCAAGGTAAATAGCCACATCTGTAACCAAGCACCCTTGTTGACCCAATGTGATGTAGGTGTACCCCATACGGTCATTCGCCCAGAGTGGGTCGTGCTGTGACCAGAGCTTGACTTTCAATAATCCAGTCCAGTCATCAGCAGGTTCTGGTTCTGGATTAGTGATAATCGGCAGGTAGATGTTGTGCGTTCCACGCCCAAAGTAAGCGTCTAACTGCTCTCGTGTGCCGTTGAATCGGTTTTGGTCAACGTAGTAACTGCCTACCCCAACCTCTCGCCCCTTGCCTTTTTCGCAAGTCTGATGAAACAGCCATTTGTTCACACCTGTTGGCAATATCGGTGGAGGCGGCATCTCTGGAGTGTAAAGAGGATAAGGGAGTGCTTTCCGATAATACGCCAACCACCAGTCAGCATTGATAAGTCGTGGGTCGGTCAAAAGCATGTTGTAATTGACCCAAGAAGCGCGAGAGTAAAGTATTGGGTATCTGCCAGCCACCTCTTTGATGCGTTCCATCATAACCAGCACTCGCCTTGCGACTTCTGCCTTTGACAATCCATGACCGCTCTTCTCAAGGTCGAGTACCAGCCGGTCATAACGCCAGTCCGCACCAGCTTGCGCCACAATGTCAATCAGGTGGTTAGCCTGTCGCAAGGGGTCGTCTGACAACCAGACGTAAGAGTATGCACCCCTGTTGTGTCCGATGAGTCCTGTCCAGTTTGCGTAGAACTTAGGGTCGGTATAACCCCAACTTTCGGTAGCCTTCACGAATACGAAAGACGTGTTGGCTTTCATCTTGGCAAAGTCGTTCACGCCCTGATGTTTGCTGATGTCAATTCCGAAGGGCAGTGTCATAGCTGCACCTTCTTAATTGTTTGGTAGTGGTTGATTTCTTCGTAGTTGGGCTGAATCATGGTTTGATTTCCTCTTTCCATAACCAACTAAGTGAAATTGCTTCTGCGCCAGTCAAACAGGAATCCGGTAACCGTTCCGGGTCAATCGGTGCAGAGGTCAATTCGATTTCTGCCTCAAACTCCCCCCGAATCTCGTCCTCAAAAGTCTTTACGTTTTCAGGTTTAATCCTGAATTGCCCGGTTTGATTTTCCCCGTCAAAAACTTCCTCGCCATATTTTTTCAAGACTTCCGTTCTGAATTCCTGCGCCTTATCAAAAATAGGTCTGATTTCCTCGACAACTTTCCCGAGTTGAATCGCCACCGCTAAAGGAAGTTTCTGTTCTAACAAGGCACTCAAAGCCTTGTCTGAATTTAGTAATTTAGCAATTGTTGTTTTCATGTTTATCCTTATTTCTTTTTCTAAAGCGTTAGGTAACCGCCATAAATAGTTGATCCAAGACGGTTATTTATATAGATTTTTCCATCGGTATGAGCTGAAATTGTTAGTTTACCGTCGGTCCCGGTAGTTCCTGTGAGTGCACCAGTTCTAACTTCAACGTCTGCACTACCAGCGATTTTCGTGCAGTATGCAGTTCCTGTTATGGCATCATAAGAAATCAGTGCGTTAGTGGCTCCCACGAGTTTTCGATATAACATAAACCCTTGACTTATAGCAGGGGTAAAACTGTGAACATCATCATCGGCAATACCAGGGTGTGCTGTTATTTTCAAGCCAAGTGTAGTTTTAACTGCCGCGGCGTTTGTATCATCTAATATGGATAGAGCAAAAGACGAGGGTGCTGTATTAGCAAGTTTGTCACTGTTTGCTGCAGTTTCGGTCGCCTTTAGATAGGCAACACCACCGCCATCTTTGATAGTGCCGTCAACAACGAGATTTCCTGAAACATAGAGGTTATTCAGCATCGAGTGGTCACCGATAGCAATATTGCCAAACATCTGAATATTGTTTCCGTTGGAATCTTTTGTAAGCCTTATAGAAGTGTTTGCTCGTTCCCCATAATAACCGGGTTCTGCCGCTTGAAGCATCACCTCAGACTTTACAAAACTTTCTGCCAATAACTTAATGTAAGTCTGGGTATCGGTTTGTGCTGACTGATTATCAAAAGCATTTATCATTATGGCGTGCAAGGTTAATGGCGTTGCCGTTTCACCCCACCCATATAGCGAACCCATATGGTTTTCTAAAGCGTCATAAAAGTCTATTCGTCCTGCGCCAGAGAATGTGTTGTTGTTGTGAAGTTTGATTCCGGCGTTGTCTAAGATAATATCGCCCTCGCCAGCATACAATTTACCATCACTACCGCCCCACCATTGCTTGACGTTGTTGTTCCAACCGCCGATATTCATTACAGCCGGTGATCCTTCGGACCAGATGGCAGAGCCAGTAAAGTCTGTGCCCCAAGTACCTGTGCCCTGTTGCAATCTACCAGACGTGCCAAGTTTAATTACATTCTCAAAACTTGCCTCTGTTCCATTCAACTGAATGACGGTCTGGTCGTAATTCCTAATCCGGATTCCATTGGTCGGGTCAATAGTGATATTCGCTTTTCCTGACTCATAAGACCCAAACGCACCGCCATAAGTCGAGGCACTATAACCCCAACCATTTATCAAGTCGCCAATCCGCACCTGTTCTCTAAACCCTGCTATCGTGTCGGCGTGAGAAAATACAGACAATCTCGGCGAATCATAGGCGTTCAGTTCTATCCTGCCATTGCCAACCTGCCCATAGATTGCGTAAATTGTTCCTGCGTTCCAGTCATTCGCTCCTGATCCATCTAAGTCTCGGGTTACAAGATATGTCGTATCACTGACTAATGAGAGAACTTTGACATATTCGACTTGTGGTAGTCCATTGGAAATTCCTCTAAATACAATAATGTCATTTGCCGTAAAAACAAAATCTGGCCCTAAATTTATAGTGCCATTAAGTGATGTAACGTCAGCAGGTAAAATACCTTCGCCTTTTGAAACAGTAAACCACCCCCCTAAAAGAACCTGTTCGTATTTAGAGAATACAACCGCACTCAATTCAGAAGCAAAGATCTTTCGCCATAAGTGGGTGCTATCCCCTAAATCGTACAGGTCTGATACGTGAGGCATTATCGACTGCGCATACGTCACAGTTCTAAAACTATGTTTGCCAGTCCAAGTAAAGTTATCGGTCAGGTCGACTATAACCGCCTCATTCACGTCAAAGTCGATTCCAAAACCAGCCGAAACGTCAAAGGTTCTGTTTGCAGATAAATCACCGCCACCAGATAAACCATTCCCAGCAACAAGGGTGACAGTTTTGTCTGCTTTCAAAGCCAAAGCCAAGTCCATCTCGGCTTCGGTATAATAACGCCCATCGTGGTCGTCACTTGTTTTATGTGTATTCAACGCCAGTAACAAGGCAGAAACGTCCTCGCCTATGGTATCGCTCCCGACATCACTAGAAGCGACTGCAATAAAGGGCAGTAATTTTCTGTATTCGCTTGTTCGTCTGATATCAGCCATCTTGCACCCTTACTGAGTATGGATTTTTCCAGTCGGAAGGTCGGATTGAGGGTTTGCCTTCACTGTCCCATTCACAGGCGTCCACAAAGTAATTATTCATTCCGTTTATGGCTGAAAAGTATGAGCTTGACTTGGTAATAGGAATAACGCTGACCCACTTGCCGACAGGGTCAAAGCCCGATTCAACTTCTGATCCTGCAAGAAAATAGATCCTTCCATCTGTTCGATACTCGATCTCAGGCAGGCTTGTTTCATCTGGTTGTTCCCAAACATCAACAGTTCGATCAATGTTTATCCGGCTCAAAATTCGCCTGTAATTCGATGTACCTGTTTCCAAATGCGCTTTTAGCTCGTCATAAACGGTCGTGTCTCCGCTTCTAAAGCTCTCACTGTATATCCCGGAACGAACGTCTATTCGCAACCCGTTCAACACCTCCCCGTACTGCATCAAGTAGTTTTGGATCTGTTGGGTTGTCTCGATCAGTTCATTTGCATATAACCTGAACGGGGTATCTGATTCCTGTTCGACCCAATCGCCTTGTACATCGTCATACAAGAACAGATTACCTCCAGGATAGGTATTATTCGGGTCAGTTGGGAATGTGTAGAAGTTATTGGCATCGGCATTATCGGTATCTACAACAATGAAATATGTAGTACCGGATATCAACATATAGGTTTGATTTAGAGGAACGTTCACCCAGCCATAATTCGTTCCGATCAAACCGGAAAATTTTGTGCCTGAGACTAATTGAGAGCCGGGCTTTCCATCGATATCAGAATAAAGCGATACAGATAGATCCCCTGGATTCCCGGTCCTCTTGGCGTAAACCGCAATCTCACCTAAATTGATGTCTGAAACGGGCGTAAATGATTGTGCCCATTTTTCTTCAACATCAAAAGATATACTCCCTTGCCCAACAGTAGCAAAGGAAAGCGCTAATGTAGTTGGGACTTCGCAATATTGCCCCTCGAATAAGTGGATCCAGCCTCTGCAATAAATCCTTGCTCGATTTTTGCCACTATTCGTGCGAGTCGTTAATACCAATTTTGGTAGTCTCAAACTCTGTAATTTTTGATTTGCGAGTGCGTTTGCCGAGACAGCATTCATGCTCGCGCCAGTGATCAAAAGCCTTCGTCGCCCATATTCAGAAATTGAATCTGGATCACTAATCCAGGGAGTTGTCTGTCTGATTCCAACCGTGTTTCCACTCAAGTCAACTTTCGTATAAGCGACTGCAATTTCGTTTGCGATATTTTCAAAATCAACGGTTGCCAAAACACCTTCCACTTCGACTTCAACCCGGCTCACGTACCCCCACCATAATGGAGTGGCCGCTTCGGTGTGCACAGTTACACCAGTCCGAACAAGATTCAGCAGTAAAAGCAGGCTTTCCTTACTTCCTTCAACGCTAAACTCTGCCTCATCACAACCCCCCAACCATGTTTTTGAGTAGCGCTCTAATTTAATTTCCAGATCACCCGGAATCGCGTGTTGGTTATTCAGATATATGGAGCGCTGCCAAAAATAAGTGTTCATAAGGGCATCAACTCGCGAGGTCGATAAAAGACTTTTATTGACGCTGAAATTTCATCCTCATAGCCACCAGTCATAGTTTTCGTTAAGAACAAGAGTTTTTGATTCTTACCAGGAACAAGAGTGATCCAATCGCCATATCCACTGTAATGGCCGGTCTTTCCACCACCGGTCCAACCATCAGTCCAAACTGTTTCTGTGATCCCATCGTCGACCAGTGTAACGTCTGTTGCAATTCCATAACCTCGCGGGATCAATTGTCTAAAAGCGTTTGCAGGGAAAAGGAAAAAATCGAAAAAGGTTTGGTTGAATCCGCCCGCGCGCCTACCTCCGAGTCTCAGACCGACTGGAGCTTGATCGGATATACCTGGCAACCACGGGGGTATTTGAAGTGTGCCCAAATCCACAACATGCCCGTAATTCTGCACGACTTCTGGAGCTTTCTGCATTGGTGTCAATGCTACCGAAGCCGGGAAATAAAGAGCAACATTCAATCGTAAATCCTGATAGCCATAATGCATTTTTGAGAAAATCCTATAGTGCCCACCCTTAGTGCCCTTCAGGAAATTCGTATCAAGTTCGGTTAATGAAATTTGCTGTTCCGTGCTTGCAGTTGTGTTTGTTGTTACTTCATGCGGAATAAACCATTGAAATGGGTTTGTCGTGTCATCAATAGATCTGCCGATCCATACATCGGATAAGCGCGCTGTTCCACTGGAATAGGTATTCGTGATCTCTATTCTTGGTGGAGCAGGGATCGACCCCAAGACATTAGCTCCACTTATACCGACATAATTTACTCTCACGTCTGGAGCAACTCCTACCCCATCATTCGTGTTGTAAATCGTCAATCCAGTGGTGTTGTTCGTCCCATTCTCGTTTGTAAGTGGAATCTGTGTCTCTGCCCCTTCCCAAAATGAATCTCGTTCAAACGAGATCTCTACGTTCACCCTCCCTTGATGGTACTCCCTGCTGATCGCACTGCTCACAACTACAGCGCCATCATAAATCCGACTCCGCCAAACAGTCGCTCCTTCAGCAACTTTGTATTCCAAGTAGATCTTTTCCATAGTTGGGTCATTTGATCTGGCAATCTCAAACCAGCGGTCCAGCTGCTGAATATTTTCTGAGATCGGTCCTCGCAGTTGTACTTTGACGGATTCAGTAACTGTTTTTGCTCTCACATCAACCGCTGGATAATATCCAGCTTGCAAAAATAGTCCTGTACGCTCATTGAGATCGATCCGTGTGGATCCTGAAACAAATACCAAACTACTGCCCATTACCAGCCCTCTGTCACTTTCCGTACAACCTTGTTGGTTAGCAACTCATAATCGATCGGTTTACTCGGATTTACATTGATCGTTATTGGTTGTCTCTCTGCTGCAACAGTTTGCCCCACTCCTGCGAAAGCTGGCCGCATACCCATTCCGGCAATCCCCACCTCCATCGCCGGCATCAGTCCTGCGACTGTTGTCCGCATTGAGCGCTCTACTTTGTCCATCTCGTTCAAAAAACCAAAGCCTATGCCCTCTGCAATAGGACCGCCAATTCTCCTCGCCCATAAAAGTGAAGGTGAATTGATCATATTATCTTCCTCAGCACCACCGATAAGATTGCTGAACAAGTTGCTAACCCAAGATTTCAAATCACCCCATTTTGCTTTGATACCTTCCCAAATGCCCAGAACAATATCTCTGCCCAAGTTCCAGAGCCCACCGAAGGAGTTTTTGACACCATCTATCACCTTACCAATCAAGTCGGAACCGCTGGAATAAAGCGTCGAGAACTTTGATCTGATCCCATCTAGCACCTTCGTTACTGTATCGGATCCGCTTGTTCGCAATGCTGAAAACAATCCTTTAATCCCGCTGATCAGGCTCTCTATGATTTGTTTTCCGGAACTAATGATCATCGGCAAAGCTTGCACAAGCGCGCTGACAATTGCGATAATGATCTCCGGAGTATACCCAATCAAAACCGGCAAAGCCTGTACTAGCCCATCCACCAAAGCGACAATCAGCTCTAAGGCTGCACCGATCAGTAAGGGCAAATTTTCAATTAATACAATTACTACCTGGGGAATAATTTCTGCGATTTTTGTCATCAGCTGTGGTAAGGCACCAGCAATACCTTTGATGATCGTTACTATCATCCCCACTGCTGCTGGTATCAACTGGGGGAGGAGTTTTCCAATCCCTGTAATAAATACTGTAATGATCTTCTCACCTGTGGCTGCCAGTTCAGGCAACATTTGGACAAGACCATCCACCAACTGCAGGATCAACTCCGGAGCCAACTCCAGCAGCATGGGTGCCATTTCACCGATTGCTCCTACTAATGATGTAACAAGTTCAACTCCCAGGTCCACCAGATCTGGCAACAACTCCACGATCGCCCCAAACATCTGTGATAGCGCAGACACTATAACACCTACCAACTGCGGCATCATGCCCACTATCGTATTAAGCACCTGGACAAAGATTCCAGTAATCACTGGTAGAAGCTTTGGAACTAACCCCGCGATGGCCGTCAAGATCCCGTCCGTAGCCTTAGGCAGTGCTTTTACAACATTCTCAAGGACGGGCACGATGTTCTTAACTACCGAACCGAAGGCGTCCACAACATTCTCGGTCAGGTTGGTCATATCCGCGTTGGCATTTCCCAAACCTGCTGTAAATGAACCCACAGCCGCCTTCAACAACCCCAGGGAACCACTGATAGTTTGGGTGGATTCCTTCGCAAAATTACCGGCATACTGTTCTGTCGACTCGAAAAACATCTGCATAGCCATCTCTGATTTTTCAGCCTGGCTGGCAGACGCCCAAACAAAATCTAACCCTTTAGAAGCTGCGTAGGCTTCAATAGTTGTGGCGTTCATTGCAACGCCCAGGTTATCCATCATGGTGAAATTGCCCTTGGCAGCTCCGGCAACCGAATCCAGGGCAGTCTGCATATCGATGCCCATCACACTGGCCATGTCAGCTGCCCGCTGCATTGCCCTGGAACTCAGATCAGCTGATCTCTCAATGTCCAGTCCGCTCCCCTGAAAAAGAGCCCCCATTCTGTTGGCTGTCTCCAGGTACTGGTTTTGGGTCACGCCCATATTCTTATAGGCTTCTTCCCCTATCGCCTGCATCTTGCCCGCAAATTCACCGAAGACTGCCTCGGAACCACCCAGACTCTGTTCCAGATCTCCAAAACCTTTTATGACTGCTTGACCCAGCTTGATTGCCCCTGCTCCGGCGGCTACCGCCATGCCCCCGATAGCAATACCAGCTGCTTTTCCGATACCAACTATCTTATCCCCTACGCCTGCTAGCATGGAGGCAGTGCCCTTACCAAGATCTTTTAGCCGGTCTCCCAAGGTTTTGACGTCTTTTTCAGACTTTTTACTCTCGTCTCCAAGTTTCTTTGTCTCTTTGCCGGTCTTATCGGATTCATCACCCATTTCAGCCAAAGCTTTTTCGGAATCAAGTAACTCTTTTTTTAGTTTCTCAAGTGCTGTAACATTCTTGTTATATTCAATTTCTGCCGCTGCCATCTCTTCAGAGTTTTTATCAGCACCTTTGCTTAGGTCTATTAACCCCCCATATAGTTCCCCCGTTTTTTCTTCTTGAACACCAATCAACTCGTTCAAGTGTTCAATCCGTGCACCCAATCCTTCACTGGATTTCTTCCAGTCTCCTAATCCAGCTACGGTAGCCTCAAATCTACTTTTTAATACTTCCTGTTTGCGATCCAATTGACCGAGAACATCAGTGAATTTTTCTGAAGGTTCATTTGCTTTCGTAAGAGCCGCTGCAGTGTCTCCAAGATCAGCATTAAATTTCCCTAATCTTTCATTAGCCTTGTTCAGTTTTATTTCGAGTTCTTGTGCAGCACGGCTGGTGACTCCTTCTTCTTCCGCAACTCTCTCAAATTCTTTCTGTAAAGCAGAGACAACCTTCGACTGCACCTCTATAGACTTCGTAAGCATCGTTTGACGTTGCTCAAGTCCTTCTGAGCTTTTTGTCCAATCTCCCAGCGTTGCTACGCCGGCCTTGAACTGGCTGTCCAACAACCTCAATTCCCGATTGGCAGAAGATATCCCTGCTTTAAAATCGGTCGAATCCAGGCTCATACTGGAATTTAATGAGCTGCTTCCACTGTTTTTAGCCATCAATCGACTCCTTGGGTTGCATTACCACACATCCTCAGCATAGAGTTGTCTTCCTGTACCTTGCTCACCCTTGCTGGCAACATGTCTTACAAAATCAAACAAACTAACCGCATCTGTTCGGTCGATATCTGCCAACGACCAGCTGAAATTCTTCACCAACATCAGCTGAATATCCATGAGCACTTCCAGGGTATCGCGATCATCTCCAACCGCCTCCGGATCTACATCGGAGGCGGGTTGGGATTTGGGTTGTCGATCTTGCTCACAATCTGAGTGATCACAGCCATCACCTCGTCCAATTCCGCGCCATCCATCAATTCGTCTCTGGTGAATTTATTGCCAAAAAAGGCCACTACAAAATCACCCAGGTTGTCCACTACTTCCGGACTCACATTCTGCGGATCCTGGAGATCCTTTGTCCACTGCTGCAGTTTAAAAGCCTCTTTGAGAAGCCGGAAGGGGATAAAACTCTGGCGATAAACTGCCTTTTCTTCATTCTCTTCGTCATACAACTTCAATTCAATTGAAAACTTTGGCATACCGTTTCCTCGAAATCCATATTCTTCGGCAGGCGGAATAGGATTGAAACCCATCCCGCCTTCAAATTCATCTTTAGCCTCTCCTTAAAGGGGCAATATTACGCAGGTGCTACAGGGACAGGAACCGCTGTAAACCACCCTGCTATCAATGTAGCCGAAGCGGCCACGTCTTCATCCGCCTTCACCACTTTGACAGTTTCTGTCTTCCCGGTAGCGGTTGTGAACGCGAAAATTGTGTTCAAACCGGTAAAGGTTAACTTGGCAAGTTTGGGTGCGGGATTGGCTTCCAATGTGCCGAATTCTTCATCTGCCAAGGTGAACTTGCCCTTCAGATAGCAAACATAGCGGTACTTTCCATTCGACTTCTTCGAGCGGAATAGTAAGGCATATTCTGGTGCGACACTTCCGCTTCCTTCGATCAACATTCCGTTGGTGGTGTTATAGGTCTTGCCGGTCAAAAGAGCCGCTGTTGCCAATGGAACATTGGTTACCTCGATCTCGACCGAGCTTTCACTTTCAGCACTTGAGCTGTCAAACACCCCATCATCCGCATATTGCGTGTTCGTGTTTCGGGTAGTACTCACCTTTGCTGTCGCCACTGGAGCCAAATAAACTGGCACTCCAGCGGTATAACCTGCGGCATCATCTGCCGTTACCGGCGCGTAATGCAACTTATCAAGCCCAATTTGGCTTTTGTATTCTCCTTGTCCTATAGTCATTTCTTACTCCTTTTCTTCCATAAAAAGAAAATCCTTACTCTGGCCATAATGGCCAGTCTCTGTGTAATCCATATCGCGCTCGGCCTGGAACAAAAAGCCGGCTGCCAACATAGCTGCTTCCACATCCGGGAAGCTTTCAAATCCATTTTTGGACCACAAATTCAGCTGTACCAGGTGGTTTCGTAAGACCTCACGGTCATCAACATGTTCTTCCGGAACCGTTGAAATTGCTTGAAAAGTGATATATCGGTCGGGCCATGTCTCACCCGTCTGCAATTCCAACCTGTTGTTCTCGACAGGCACTTCCAAACCACTAAGTGCGCTCCGAACCCTTGCCCAAATCGTGGTCATTACTCAATGCCTCTAGCCTTCAGGCGTGCTTTCATTGCCCGGTAGATCTTTCCTTTATCTTCATTCATGGTCGCGCGGACATATGATTGTGCCTTAACACTTGAAGATCCAAACTCGTTGACCGTACCATATCGAACTACTTCTGCTGGAGCATTGATCAAGCCGATTTCCACAAACGAGACATTACCATCACGTTTGATTTCACTCCGCTTAAGATGATCTTTCAATTTGCTAGTTCGAACGCGCACCCGGCGTTGCATGCCTGCCAGGGCAACTTCAGCTCCGGCGTCCAGCATATCGCCGGCGATATCATCAATCTGCGATCGCTCCAGCGCGTTCAGGTCTTCCAGCATTTTCTGCAAATTTGCTGGCATTCTCAAGCTCGCTTTCATCAACCAGCTCCAATCATGGCAACCTTGAGCTCCTGATATTCATTACGCTCTCTTATGTTGTCAATCGAACGAATTTCCCATGTTTTTCCGCGATAGATCACTCTCCAGGTTTCATCCAAATCAGGCTGATATCTAATCAAAATAGTGGCAGCCTTGCTGGCTCCTGCAGTGTCAGCCTGCCAGATCTCATTTCCATGTACATTGATCCATCGGCACCAGGTCTGAATCTGCTGCCCCACAGCAGGGGTAGCAAACCCACCGGCATCTTCCACGAGTTTGCGCTCTTCCAGAATTATTTTTGTTCGCAGATCTCCCGGGTTGGTTATGTTGTTACCAATCTTCATGTGCTCAGCTCCAGCAGTTCATTCAAGCGGACTGCCTCTGCTTTAAGCTGCAGCAATACCGCGTTCAGACCAAAACTGAGCACCGATTCTGATCCCAGCTGTGCCGGGTTTTCGTGCCATTGAACTAAAAGCATCCTGGCCGCTGCCTTGGCAGTCAGGTCGATCACTTCATCCTCGGTCCACTTCCACCCAGTCGCGTTTTCAATATACGCGTCCACCTGCGGCAACAGATCCAGCATGTTCTGATCATCAATCTCGCAACGTAAAACAGTTGCTGCCTCGGTAGGGGTCAGGATGCTTGTCATTACTTCACCTCAGCCTTTTTGGCCGCTTTCTTCTGGCCAGACTCGGCGGTGGTGTCTTTCAGAGATGGACCACCTCCGTTCTGTGTTTCTTTTTGAGGATGGACATCCAACCGACATCCATCCTTGCTCACAGTAATAAACTGCACTTCAGTCATGCCCGCCTTAGCTCAACCCAATGGCGATTGCCTCTGGGTCCAAAACGATCGCGCCGTACATGATCGAGATTTCGTCCACGATCTGGCGGTACTCCGCATACCGGCGGACTTCAAACACCAGGCCGGTATAGGGATCGCGAATGCTGGTGGCATCGATAGCCGCATCACCCTCTTTGGGGATCTCGGGCAGACGGCAGCCCAGACCGAGCGCTGACTGGTTGAAAGCCAGGTTGGGGGTGTACTGGTGAATGCTGACTGCCTTGCCATCAGCACCGGCTCCCAGCAAACCAGGAGCGCCGATGGTCAGGGTCCCTGCAGCTGTGATGCCTTCGGTGACAACATACTTAGAGCCGGAAGGCTCGTCAGCGATGGAAATTACATCGCCTGCCAGGATGGTTCCTGTACCGGTCTTGACCGTGATCTCGGTCGCACCAGCGGCGTGGGCTCCATTCAAAACATAGTTGGCGCCTGTACCTTTGGTATGCTGCGTGATTTGATTGGTTTCGTAGACATTGAATCCCTGGACCCGCGTGCGGTATCCGTTCTTCATCATCTCATCATCACCAGCTTCATTTGCTTTCCACAGCATGCCCATGTAAGCACGCATCGCTTCCGCGGTTGCTGTGTTCAACACCAGCGAGAGTTCTCCGTTGGAACGGTCATTCTTCGCCAGGATCCCCCACAGTTTTGCGAAGTACTCCAGGTTAGTGGAAGATGCCGTGAACGGCACAGTATCAGCTGTACCAAAGGCGCGGCTGGCATTCAGAATTGCAATGCCTGCCAGGTAACTTTCGATCCCAGCAGCCAGCGTATCAAACGCTTGCAAATACTGGTTTTGTCGGCGAATCGCCATATTGGCGTCACCGATCGCTTCCGAGGCTTCCCCGGTCACTGCAATGCGCACGCCTTTTCGGTGTGCCATTGTGTAAGTGAGCGCTTTTGCCACATCAGCAGCGGGTGCGGGCAGAGTTGCAGCAGGTTCGATGTCGACTGCACCGCTCACCTGAGGCACATCCCAGACCACACTTTGACCCTTTGCGGCTCGGGAGAGCTGGCCATCCACCTGGACGGCTCTGATCATCCCAAACTGGCGCCGTGGAAATTCCGCGATGCCCGCATAAAGGGTTGGAAACAAACTAGTTAAAGAATCAGGCATTTTTTACTCCTTCTCTTCAGTGACTTTGCCACCGCGTTTCATAAACGCAGCCTTCTCACTGGTATTCATCCCGTCGAATTCCTCGCGGGTCATGGTGTTTTTGACAGTGCCAACTTCTGCTGCTGCCTCGGATACAGGAACAAACAAACTGGCAGTGCTATCAGCAAGATCGCCTGCTTTGGTCAGTTTGTTGTAAAGGTCGATCGCCTTTTGTGCTTCGGCTTGAGCCTCGTCCAGCGCGGGCTCAAGAGCCAGAGCAGCATTGACGTCTTCCTCGGTGCCGCCCAGGAGGGTTTCGATCTCCTGAGCCTTGTCATTCACGGCCTGAACGCGTTTTTGCGCCAGGTCATATGCACTCTTAAATGTGGTCATTTACTTTCTCCTTCTTGAGAGTTTTGATTTTTTCGCGCAGTGCCTGGACGGCTCTCTCGCGTTCCATTTCGCCCTGGTCGGGCTCTGTATCGGTGGGTTCTTCCGGCACGCTGGTTGCCGGCTCCTCCGTAACATTCAATCCGTTTTGCATCATTTCCTTAACAGCTTGTGGAACCTCACGATATCCTTTCAAAGCATTGTTCATCACTACCAGGGAATCTTTTGCCATTACTGCTGCTCTTGCTGATGCTGGCTGGCTGATGATCTCATCCACAAACCCATAATCAAGCGCGGTCTGTGCGCTCATCCAGGTTTCGTCTGCCATCATTTTTTCGATCTGGGCTTGCTCGAGCGTGCTTTTTGCCATATATGCTTCCACAATCCCTTTTTTCAGCTCTTTTAGCATACTGATCGTCACCCGGTGATCATCCACATTTCCAATTGTGATTGTCCAGGGATCGTGGATCATGAAAAAGGCGCTGTCCTGCATTTGCACCTTCGAACCTGCGGTGGCGATGTAGGTTGCAGCACTTGCGCACAACCCATCGATTTGGCAGGTAACCTTGCCAGGGTAAGACATTAGCATGGACCGGATCGTGCTTGCTGTCATCATGTCTCCACCCGATGAATGGATCCGCAGCAGAACTGGTTTCCCGCCAGCCTGATCCAATGCCTCCTTCATCGCGTCCTGGGTAACATAACCCAAAGGCGGGTGGATCGGGTCATAAAACCAATAGCTGTCCATAATGTCGCCATAGCAGTAGATCTCCACCTCACCGTTCCCCACGGCATCAAATGCCAGGGTTTTCCTGGTTTCAATGAAGTTCTCTTGTACTGCAGATCTGTTCAATTTCATTCCGTCTCCTTGCCGGGCATGGTTAGCCCCTTTTCAGTGATTACCGCCATGTTTCCAGGGAAGTAGTGCTGATCTCCACCCGGGTAGGGTTCCAGGTCATTGATAGCCCGGGCTTCGTTGGGTGAATAAATGCCATCCAAAATTTGGGTGTGCAGAAATTCAGCTTGTGTTTTAGTGTCCAGCTGCATCAGGGCTTTGCGCTCAAAACGGAAGAATCCCGCGTCCTGATCCTCAGTTGCCAGCCATTTCAGCCTGGCACTCTGTTCAAACTGCACCAGGTAGGGATTGAGAGTGGTTCCCAGATAATCCAGCTGCTGTTGTTCGTTCGATTGATAAGACTGCTTTCCCAAATTGAGCTTATACTGTGGCAAGCCAAAATAGTTAGCGATTTCAACTTCTGTCGCCTGAATGCTCTCTAAGAATTGCACATCCGATGCGTTCATCGTGACCTGCTTAAAATCGATAATGGCATTATCCTGAACCATTACACCGTCTAGGGCGGACTTCAGATAGCTATCTTTCACCTTCTGTCTGGCCTCCTCACTAATTTGGCCATTGACCTTCAAAATCGCCGTAGGCAGCAAGCCATTTCCCATCAGAGTGTTTCTCGAATTGTTGGCCCCGATCTGCCGGTTGATCGTGTCTTGGGCGTATCCCAGTACTGACCTCCCATATATCCCTTTGTTGTCTGGGTTGATCATCAGGTGTAGTATTTCCGGATCCGGGATATCCTTAACCTCTCCATTGTCAAACAGCACCTGAAAAAAACGGTTACCCTGTTTATCGAATACAGGTCGCACTTTTCCCGCTTCCAGGTGGTACAACTCCTGGTAAGTTCTTACCGGTCTCCAGACATACGCGTTTCCCATGCTTAACAAATCCAAAATAAGCCGTTTTTTGAATACAAAAGGTGTCTGCCATCTGTTGGGTTCGATTTCGATCAAATACGCCACATTTCGGCTGTCTCCATCCGGCTTGACCCTTCTGGATCCTCTTTCCAGCCTTTCAAATTGTTGGAAGGGTAACGCGGCAATATCATCACTCAAAATATTCATGCAGCGATAGACGGTTGATAGTTTCTTTGCCGTTTCAACCGTTATGGTTCCAATTGTTGCCATCGGCGGCCAGTAAAGAAGGAAACTGCTGTCACCAGGCTGCATTTCTGCAGGAATTGGGGTTACTACAGCATTATTGATCACTTGTTTCTTGCTCACATGCCCCATCCTTCCGACAGGATCCGTTCTTCGAGATTGTCACCCTGGTTGTAGAACCGCGCCCTGCACATCGCCAGCACCAACGCCATAACAGGATCAATTCTCTTTGTTCTGATCACGCTCTTTCCCTTGGTTTCTTTGACAAGCTTTTTCAGTCCTGATCCGTTAGTCGC